AAGTTGATGTTCTCATAGACATCACCTCCTTTCAGAGACTTAACGGTCTCTTTTATTATAGGCAAGTAGTTCAATTGGTTAGAGCACACGGCTTATATCCGTGGAATTATAGGTTCAAGTCCTATCTTGCCTACCAAAAAAGAGTTGAGAAGAATGAATTGGGAAAAATGTATGAAGAAGATGAATTGTAAGATTTGTGAAGATTACAAGTTTTGCAAGGATGATAAAGAAAAGAAGAAAGATAAAAGAAAGAGACGTAAGAAGAGAAAGTAGGTGACAAATTGAAATTAGATCAATTTATCAAAATCAAGATGATTGAACTATCTCCTAAGTATGAAATGTCATTGATAGAAATATCAAAAGTAAAAGATGGTAAAGTAAAAAAAACTTTAAATTTCAATTATAGACCTATTAATGGAAACGTAACAGAAAACATTTGCGCAAGATTTTATAACAAGAGAGAACTAGTGAGTTGGTTATTATGCCTAAAGTAAAATTAACTGATGAACAAAAAAAGAAAATAATTGCCGACTATGTTAACACTACTAATTATTTAGAAACAGCTAGAATAAATAAAGTATCTGATACAACCGTTAGAAAAATAGTGAAAGAAAATCCTGAATGCTTGAAAAAAATCGAAGAAAAAAAAGTAGAAAATACTAATTCCATGTTACAGATGATAACAGAAACTAACAATAAAAGGTTAAAGGTAATATCTAAACTAGTTGATGCTATAGATGAAAAAGCAGATAAAATAGATGCATTTACAAATGTTAAAGATTTGGCAAGTGCGTATGGAATATTAATAGATAAAGAATTTAAATTTGCTGAAATGCAAAAAATAAATTTAGAAAAAGAAAAACAACAAATATTCTTTCCGGCAAAAGATATAGGAAAAGGATTTGTTGATTTATATAGAGATATAAAAGAAAGAAAACACGATGATTACTGGCTAGAAGGCGGTCGTGGTTCAATTAAATCATCTTTTTGGTCTCAAGTAATTCCAGAAGAATTAGAAAATAATCCTAACTGGTGTGCTATATGTATTCGTAAGGTCGCAAACACACTAAAAGATAGTGTTTATAGTCAATTAGAATGGGGAATGGATAAGTTAAGTGAAACTTACCCATTTATTAATGATAATTGGACAAAAACCAAAAGTCCGCTAGAAATGAAAAACAAAAAAACAGGACAAATGATTTATTTTAGAGGTGCAGACGACCCTGGTAAGATAAAGTCTATTAAACCACCTAAAGGAATGTATATAGCATTAATAATTTATGAAGAATTTGACCAAATGTCTGGTATGAATGAAGTACGTAAGATAGACCAGTCAGTAAAACGTGGTGGGAATGAATTCTTAACATTTAGAATTTACAATACACCAAAGTCAAAAAGACATTTTGTCAATATAGAAAAAAGGATGCCTAATCCTAAAAGGTTAGTACATAGAAGTATATATTTAGATGTTCCCGTTGAATGGTTAGGACAACCATTTTTTGATGATGCAGAATTATTAAAAGAAAATAACCCTACTATTTATGCAAATGAATATCTAGGAGAAGAAACAGGAGATGGTGGAAATGTATTTGAGAATGTTGAATTACGAGAAATAACAAATGAAGAAATAGAAAACTTTGATTACATATATCAAGGCATAGACTTTGGGTGGTATCCTGACCCGCTGTCATGGACTAAAATGTGTTATCAACCAAATAAAAAGACCTTATATATATTTGATGAATTTGTTGTAAATAAAATGAGTAACAAAGATGTATGGAATTATCTAAAAGAAAATAAAAAAGTTAAAGAAAATGATTTGATAACGGCCGATAGTGCAGAACCGAAATCAATAGGAGATTTCCAAAGTTATGGTAGTTTAATGCGTGGTGCGAAAAAAGGACCTGATTCAGTTGAATATTCAATGAAGTGGTTATCTAGTTTAGCTAAAATTGTAATAGATCCTAAAAGGTGTCCTAAATCTGCGGAAGAATTTGCTACATATGAATATCAGCAAGATAAAGATGGTAATTATATAAGTGGGTATATTGATGCAGATAATCACTGCATTGATAGCGTTAGATATGCATTAAATCCAATTTGGAGAAGGAAGGGAGAGTAGTTATGTTTAGAACAATGTGGGATAAAATATTATCGTTATTTGGAAAAGAACCAATTAAAAATGATAAAGAACAGATTGAAAATGAAAGATATGTTACAGAATTTGAAGAAACAAAAAATATTAATTTTACAGCTATATTTGCAAATAAACTCGCTAATTATACTATGAGTGATAGTAATATAGATGTAAAAGGTGATAATAAAAGGGCTATATTGATGCAAGATGTTGTGAAAAGATTAAAAAAGAAAATGAAAAAAGCAATATCTAGGCAATTAGGAACTGGTGGAGTATTAATTGTTCCGTATGTAACGAGAAACAAACTTTATTTCAACATAATTGCGCAAAATAGATTTGTTATTAATAAAAAAATAGGTGAAGATATAATTGACTGTACTATATTGGCAGAACACAAGGTAAAAAATCAAAAAAATTATTATAGATGGACGGACTATACGTTAGAAAATGGTAATCTCTATATAAGACATAGGGCAACATTGGAAAGTAGCCCTATTTCGTTAGAAACAATAGAAGAATGGTCTGATATTGAAGATATGGGAATAACTAATGTGACTAAAATGCCATTTATGTATGTAAAATCTCCGATAGATAACAGGAAAGAAAATGATGATTATGGTGTTCCAATTACGTATGGTTGTGAAAAACAAATTTCTAGAATAATGGATACTTTAAACCAAATAGAAAGAGAATATGGTTTGAAAGAAGTATTTGTAGGTGCGGATGCAACTATGTTTAGTGGTTCTAATGCGCTTCCCTCTAATGGCTTGTATAGAAAAATAAATGCAGGAGATGATGAGTTTTGGGAAGTATTTGATCCTGCATTTAGAGACACACCATTGTTTAATCGATTAATGCAAGAATGTGCATTATTAGAAAAGCAAATTGGAACAAGCAGGGGAATACTTACAGAACCTTTATCAACTTATCAAAATTCAGATGAAGCAAGAAGAGCAGTTCAAGATACTTTCTCATTAGTAGATGATATTAGAACCGGATTAGAAGATGGATTAAATGACTTCTTATATGCATGTGATGTATTAGCGAATTATTATAATTTATGTCCACAAGGAGAATATGAATTAAATAATGATTGGTCTTATTCAATGATAGAATCTAGTCAAGAAACATTTAATCAATTCTCGTCTGGAGTAAGTCAAGGTGTAATTAAAAAATCCGAATTAAGGCAATTTTTAAAACCTAATGAGACTTTAGAAGAAGCAGAAAAAGCAATAGAAGAAATAAAACTGCAAAGTCCAAGTACAAAGGATTTGTTAGGAGAATAATAATGAACGATAAATATATGGTTATTATAAATACAATTAGAATTGCTTTATTTATAATATTAGCAATAGTATTTAACAAATGGTGGATTTCTTTATTTAGTACTTTATTTTTAGTATCTAAAAATAAATAAGGTGGTGCTTATATGATTAGTGAAGAAGCACTAGAAAGATTATCCGAAAGGCTTGTTAATAGAATAGAAGAATTAAACTATTTTATGATAAAAAAGTTAGGTGACCAAATAGTTGATATAGGTCGCTTAACTCCGAGTCAATTAAGAGAAGTCTTTCAATCAGTAAAGTATGGAAACAATTTAAATGAAATAATAGAAAAAATAGCAGAGATAACTGATAAAAATGTAAAAGACATATATGAAATATTTGAAGAGGTAGCAAAAGAATGTCAAACTTATGCTAAACAATTTTATGAATATAGAAATATAAAATATATTCCTTTTGATGAAAATAAAGAGTTACAAAATCAAGTTAAAGTTATTGCGAAAATAACTACTAATGAATATATGAATATGAGTAACACAAGTGCATATGCAGTATTAAATAATTTAGGTAAGTTGGAATACACTTCAATCAGTGAAGTTTATCAAAAAATAACCGATAGAGCGATTTTGAATATTTCACAAGGTAGAGAAAGTTATAATATGGTAATGCAAAGAACTATAAGAGAACTAACTAAAAAAGGGTTAAGAACAGTTAATTATGCAAGTGGTTATTCAAGAAGATTGGATAGCTCTGTGCGTATGAATGTTATGGAAGGTGTAAGACAATTAAACATAGAATTACAAAAACAATTTGGTGAAGAATTTGGAGCAGATGGTGTAGAAGTATCACATCACAAAAATCCCGCACCAGACCACGAAGATACAGTTGATGGTAAACAATTTAGTACTAATGGAGAAGTTACTATAAAAGGTGTTAAATATCAAGA